TTGGTGGATTCCAGTTGGTGGTTATTTAGAGGCACTCGCCGCGAAGCGATTGTTTAGTCAGGCAATGGTTGTCCAGACTATAACAACTCGCACTTGGAAGGAAGTTGAATCCAGTCAAGTTAAGGGTTTAACTTTCACCGCGAACTTCCCGACAAAGGAGTATCGCGTCCAAGTTCAGCGCACGTGTGGCGTCGGGCTAAGTGTCGATTTGCCGGTAATGAAGCCTTTGTTTCACCAGAAGGCGGAGGTCCGGCGTAGGCATACGCTCGAAAGCATAGCACTGATGCACGGAATGGCTGAGAAAATCAACGACCGTATTGTCCGTGAAGAGAAGCAGCTTGCTGCTGTCAAACGGATGAAGAGATTCAAGGGTCGTTGGGCAATTTAACTTTTTCTGAAGGAACCTCGCATGGCTAACATCGCGAACATCGTCGTATACGACGGCGCCACCACACCGGCTGCTCACACCCTGATCCCGATCTCCGTTGAGAAGGACCAGAAGAGTGGCCGCATTGAAGCATTGTGGCGTGAACAGGTGGCCTCCTTGCCCACCTACGCGCAAGTGACGTTCAGGGTGACCATGGTCCGGACTAACAAGTCCGGTGTCTGGCATACTGATGCGCGAGTTGAAATCCCCGTCATGGAAGCAGTAGCAGGCGCCAACGCAAGCGGTTACACCGCCGCGCCGAAAGTCGCATACACTGATACCACGGGTATGTACGGTCACTACTCCGAGCGCGGCACCATCGCTGGTCGCCGTCTCAGCAAGCAAATGCTGTTGAACGTTGGCAACAACGTCGCAACTAGTGTTCCGCCTGTGAGTGCTGGTGTGCTTGATGAGCTTTTTTCTGCGCTCGTAACGCCCACCTGATCGTAGTGGTTTAATACCCTTGGGAGTTTAAAAGTGAATGTCGATAATTGGTCCTCGTGTTGGGATGATGAAGAGTCAATGCGTTTCTCTCGCGATATGGCGCTTGTGTTTCTTAAGCGTCTTAAGCCGTATCACCCTCTCCAAGAGATGTATCGCCTTGGAGATTGGGAGGCTATTGCGAAGTTACCGCAAGACTTTACGCTGAGCGGCTGGGAGTATTACAATACCCAGCAAGTGATAGCGTTATTCAAGAAAGCACCGTACCTACCGGTAAAGCTAGATCCGGAAAGGGCTGCGATCGAGAAGTTCGTTAAGTCTGAAGTCAACTGCCGAAACAGCAATACGCTATTCGAGCAATGGAAGCTTGGTCGTGTTTGTATAGACCGGCGCGTGGCGGGCATATTACATGCTGCCGCGGAAAAGATCTCCTTTGTTCTAGGCGAAGTGCCAAAAGTAGGCGAGTTGCCGCTACGTTTTACGAGCGGGGCATCGACTGAGGTTAAGAAAAAGGATTCGTCCATCAGAAATCAATTGATGGCGGATCTCAGCTGCAGTGAAGAGATGTATAACAGCGGATTGGTACACGCTGTGATGCGTCTCGAGCCAACATGGTTAGGTTGCCGTATGGAACCGAGACCACAAGGCCTTCAAGCAGAGTCAACGAGGGACCTAACGTTGATAAACGTCGGTCACAGCATCGGAAAATTGATGCACATTCCTAGCAAGATTGACGCCAGTTATAATTATGGCGGCAACGCAGGCTATGAATCCTCGTACTGTATGCTCCACGACATGAAATTGTGGGTGCAGATCAGAAAAGCTCAGCTTGAATTCGCTCCGAAAACTGCTTTTGAGCATCGAACTATCGTTAAGGATCCTCCTTTAAATAAGTACGTACAAGTTGCGTACGGGGAAGTGATTCGAGACAGGCTCAGAAGTAGATGTGGTATTGATATCCTGAAGGGTCAAACGCTTCATCGCGAGTTGGCACGTAAGGCGTCATTAACTGGGGATTTAGCAACCCTGGACCAAGTATCAGCCTCGAATAACATTTGTCGGGAACTTTGCCAGTTCCTATTGCCTTTCGATTGGTTCTATGCTTTACAAGAATCGTCGACGTCAGCCGTTACGTATCAAGGCTTGACGATCTCTCTCGCTAAAATGATGGGAGAGGGTAATGGTTTCACGTTTCCTTTGCAGACGCTCATTTTCTGGGCCATCTGCAAGGCATGCGTCGAACAGACAAGTTGTTCTAACCCTGTGGTTAGCGTATACGGTGACGATGTTATATGTCCCGTTGAAGCGATCCCTCAGATACTCCGCGTGTTTACGGTGTGTGGATTTGAAGTCAACCAGAAGAAGTCATTCTGGGACGGCCCATTTCGTGAATCATGCGGGGGAGACTGGTATATCGGAGAAAATGTCAGACCGATTTACATTAAGGAACACCTTTCACTGGAGAAGTTATACATTCTCCATAACGCTTTTTACCGTCGCGATGACGAAGAAGCATGTGAAAGGGTACTGTCTTATATCCAAGTCTCCGACCGTTTATACGGGCCGGACGGATACGGCGATGGGCATCTCCTTAAAAAAGAGTTAGTCCTTGAACCATACTTACGTGAAGAGTACCTCCGTGAGTGGAATCCGTCACTCGGACGAACAGTTCGAGTGAAAGACGATAGTGGAAAACCTGTGAAGGTCCCCACTGGATACAGCCTTACCAGCTTTAAGACAGTCGCTTCGAAGCCTGTGTTCGATTGGAATCGATCACATTACGATCTCGCGTGTATCTTATACGAGGTTGATTTAGGTTCGAGGCGTAGAGAAGGAGCAAACCACAATCCTTATGGTGCAAGTTATCAGCGTGAGCTAGACAAATACTTGTCACCAGGAATGTCGATCAGCAATGCTACGATCGGCATAATGCGGGCGCAAAACGCTGTGAAGCGCGCGCTCATCCCGGATGAAGTGCTTCCTTCCCGTCAGCGTAAGCTGATGCCTGAAGGTAAAATCGGGTCTGTCGTCTCACCTGTTCGCGCGCGTGACCTGGATGGTTGCGCGTATGCGATTGGTATGCCCCTGCCGGGGTCAGATGGGGCGCAGATATTGACAATCTGTGTTTTA